GGGATAAACCCACAGTTGGAGATTTCAGACACAGGTGGACAAGTTTGGTTGAGCTCAATCACTGAAGACTATGATGAATACATCAACGGCAAGTATTCCGGAATGCCACCAGCAAGAGCAGCAGCGCACAGGTCTCGGAGCAATGACCATGGTTAATAAGTTTAATGACGTAGAAATGATGGAACTTGGTGCTGGTGTTTGTCTGTTTCCGTCGGCTATCGACTTTGACTGGGAATTTGCTATTAATTCCTGTAGGGAGCTTGTCGACAGAGACGCCTCCGCTATGTACACCGAAACAATTCATCCCGAAACTGGCGAAAAAGCGCTAGTAAATATGAGCGGCTACATTTTTGATTACGACACATTTGCATCGATGCCAAGTAGGTGTTCGTCCGCCCATCAGCAATGTTCAGATAAGTTTAGGGAAATGCTTGAGTTTTGGGAGGACTCGAAAGATAGGTATTTGCTCAAATACATGCTCAGATATCCCCTTTCTTACAAAAATATTTGGTGGAAGGTTAAGGGGCATATCGTTAGGTATTCATCTCCACCATCTGGAGTTGTGGGTAATCGCCAATACCTTGGCGTCCATTCAGACACAAGCGCCGACTACGTCTATGGATACGAACACCCATCCGACCAGCTAGCAACAAGAAATACACTATCCTGCATTGTCTACATTAACGATTGCGATGAATCTGGCGATGATGCTGTAAATTCATTTGCTGGAGGACACCATTTCTTTAACGAACTAAATATAAATTACAAACCACGAAAGGGGGACATACTAATGTTCCCATCAAATTACATAGCATCACATGAAGTGCTTCCAGTTTCCAGGGGGGAGAGATATTCATATTTGGGTTGGTATTCACACGGAAGCCCAAATAGCGAATATCACGAGCACATCGCAGACCCTGTTAAGGAACCAGAAATTGCAAAGGTTTCTACAAACGTTTACCTACCCAACTTGCGCAAAGACTTTAGAGAATACATACAAAATTGTGGGCCAGATAAACACTTCTATGCCATGTCTCTGGTTTCGGACGGTTTTTAATGAACATAACGCATCTAGGAAATGGAATTGTTCAGTTTGACAATGCAATAAAGTCAACACAACAAGATGTCGATAAGTATCTTGAAAACCTCCTCCTGTCCACCAACCATGAGGGTTACTCAAATTTGGGTAATGAGAATTTAAAAAATTCTGGTGGGTATAACCACAATTTAGAACAAGCAAAGATTGCCCCACATAGATACTTAAATGTAAATCATTTGGGAATAGAAAAAAAAGATTTTCAAACCTTGAGCGATTTGGAGGACTCCGGAACCAACTGTGTCAGTAAGTACTTGGAGATATTCCCATCTGCCGCAGGTGCCGTAAAATGGCGGACCAGGGGTCATGTAATTAGGTATCTTCCGGGACAAATGATAGGACCACATTCCGACGCAAATCTCCCATACGCAGATGATGGTTTGACTCCAATCTCATTGGCACCAATAGCAAATACTCTTACGTGTAGCATTTTCCTAAACGATAAATACACAGGTGGAAATCTAAGTTTCCGCCCATGGGGCATAACCGTATTCCCCAAGTTTGGTTCAATCGTTGTGTACCCTTCTAACTTTTCTGGTTGCCATGAGATAACACCAATAGAAACGGGAGAGAGATTTGCTTATCTTTCCTGGTTCTGCCACGGCGTTCTCGATATAAGCCCACCGGCAGAACATAAAAGACAAGAATTGCAGAACTTTTCGTATCATCTTGATTTTATTACTAGTCATTCAGCAAATTCGGTCCAACAGTTTGTTCCTGTTGGTCCAATAAAGTGAGGCGTATCAATGAAAATTGGAATTAATTCTCCCGGGAAAATGGGTGCAACAATCGCAAAGTCATTGCAATTAGCAGGACATTCTGTATTTTTCGCATCGATGGATAGGTCAATGGAGACTATACACAGAGCATCGGATTGCGGAATAAATAATTTATTCACTTTGGAGAAGCTTGCTGATGAGTGTGGGGCGATTATCTGCATAGGCACAAATGATGCAGCCATGGAAACACCAAGAAATGTATTAATAAACAAATACAAAGGTTTGTATATTGACTTAAATTCTTTGAATGGAGACGAGGAAGAACACCAGTGGAGGACCATCGTTTCTGGCCTAACAGATAACTACTGTGAGGGAGCAATTAGGGGGTACCCCATTGAAGATGAAGCTTTAACTGATAAAAAGCATCGACTCATGATTCTTTCAGGACCATCAGCACGGGAAGCAGCGGCATTGTTGTCGGGCGGGCTTTTTGATGTCCACGTATCTGCCGCTCCAGCAAAATACGTAAATCGGCTCATTGCGTCTGGCAGTATGTCGCCGCCAAAAGAGCATCTGTTTCAAGACAAAATAACACCAAAAAATCCCAAATGGGAAGATGAAATGCTAAACCTAATAGCAGAAAAATTCTACGTGGATGGAAGAACTGGCTCTGAAACGATGGTTTATATTTGGGAACAGATTCGCGACGGAAAACTGAGAGACATATGCATCGATTTAAAATTTCCAGAGCATTTGGGATTCATACATGGAATCAATACTTTTGGAAAACACTTAACAATGAACAATTCACTTGATAAGCCAAGAGGTGACTATCCATCTTGGCAGGAACCGAGATGAATATGGTGCTTCAGGGACTGCTTATATAAGTTGGTCGGGGTAAACTTTACCCCTGTTTTCTGTTTCTTTTATTACATCGCTCGCGTAATACGGCCGAGATAAACCGTTTTCCCCCTCAAGCGCCCGATTCTGATAAACAGGATTTGTTCTTGCTTCATCAAAATCCGATTGACCGTAATCTGAGTGTTTTGCATAGAGGGAGTAATCGTCATACAGGGAGTCAATCCAATGCGGACGACACCAGTCATCAACAGCATCTGGCTCCGACACATTTATTAAGACGTCATCATGTGATGAACCTTGTGAAAAGAACTCTAGATACCCGTATCGTTTCCCATGCGTAACAGTGTGGACGCCATGGGTGGCCATAAAGTTGCAAGGAAAAATTACTATATCTCCGGATTTTGCTTGGTGCTCAATATCAAGGTATGGAAAAAACAACTCCCCGCCTATGTAGTTTGTTCCATCCAATTCGGATGTGCTCGATACGCAGTCATTGATGTATGCCATTACGGCAACAACTTGACGCATCTGCACCTGCCCCTTGGGGACAAATCTTTCACCGTTTGTGGCCCTATAGTTTGAGTCATTATCGTTATGGATTCCCAAATAATCACCCTCGTCGTATCGCAGAAGGTGCCCCCTGCTCCTCCACCATATTGTTCCGAGAGCAAATGGGAATCTGTGAATGTACTTAATTAAGCACTTATAAATTTGGTCTTCCCAGTTCTGGAATATCTCAACAACTTCCGGCTCGGTGCCTTGCTGTACCGGCTGAAGAACACGAATTGGAACTTCCTCTATCTGTTCAATTGAGAATTTATTGCCGTCCTCGTTTACCGCATATTTCTGACCGGAGCTGTCGGTGTGATATTTCCATCTTTGCTCATGCGCCAGCTGTGCATTTCTGTCAGCCCATGGCATAATGAGTTCTTTGTTCGGATTAAATGCATTTCTGAAACAGACAACACCGCCGCCAAGATGAACGTCATTAATTGAATCAATTTCTAGTACTTCTGATTTACCAATTTTTGGCGTGCTCCCAAAAAATGGAGGAAATTGGACTGCTTTACTCAACGACAACCGAGGCGCTCGCAGGCGGTGGATTTTCCATGTTCCGCTTGTACATATCATACTGCTGGACAAACATTTTGAAATGCGCCCCAGAGTTCATGTAGTAAACAACTTTGTTCTGTGATGGTTGCAGTCCGCCGACAAATGCTTCCGTCCATTCCGTGGCTGCGGCCATCAACTCATTGGCAATGTGAGTGCCCATTTCGTCAACAAAAGTTGCGTTTGTTTCAGCAATATCAATACATGCAGCAATATCGTGGAGCGTGTAGTGATTCGTACCACTCTTAACCACTGGACCATTTGTTGTTGTGATTATTGTAAAAGCCATGTTTTTACCACTTTCCTATTGGGCACTTTGCCGTTTTAAGTCTCGTTTTTACTTTCATGAAGCAACCACATTCCTTACAGGTCATTGTCGGCCTGAATAAACGCGGGCACCCCAAGCATATCTTCAATCGCTCTTCCCCGTAATTAACTGCTGTGTCGCTCATTACGGTTTAGTATACACAAAGTTGTCGACAGCATTTGACTGAGAGACTGTCGCTGGAGCAATAGAAACGCCATGTTTTTTGCCTCTATTGGCCCCCGTTGCGGTATGGCTTCCTGTTATTGTTCCGCCTGCTGCCCCTGGTGCTGAAATTGATATACTTTCACCGACTAGTGTTACGGTTAGTGAAGTTGGTCTTGTTGGGTTACCAGCAGCCCCAGCCGCGGCAACCGTCTCGGTAGATGTGACTGTGTTCGTATTTGCAACAATCGAAACCGTTCCAGCAACGGCTTTTCTTATTATTGCTTTTTGCGAGTATGTCCAGGTTCTTGTTTCAGGATTTGTGTAGTATACCGTCGTGGTCGTGTACTGCGGTCTTGGGCTTTGTCCATTGCAGGCACCAGGGCAACCAGGGTCAGTTGCATCAAGATATATACAACAGTTTTGAATTTGATATTCATTGCATGTCCCTGGCGTTCCTGGGTCTGTCATTACGAGTGAGCAGCAACACGTTCCACCGCAGAGGTATTCGTCTCCGGCTTGATAGCCATAGAGAACATAACCACCACCACAATGGATTCCATCCTGATAGCAAGACAGTCCTGATGGTGTTCGATATTCATACGTTGCAGGTGTTCCCCCAGAGTAACTAATACAAACTACGTCGTAGCAAGTTCCACCAAACGGGGGGAACGAACTGTCGCCGTTATATATTTTCCCACCGCTACACGTGTTTCCGGTAAATGTTTGCTGTTCATAGCTGCCGCTAGTAGCAGGGTTTTGAACACTTGATTGCGTCATCTCCGTGTTGGCGGCAAACCAGTTGTTTTGGTCCACCACCCAGAATGCAGCACCCCATCCATCCCCGTTTGCTCTGTCAACTTTAACTGTTGCGTTTTTTGTATTAGTTCGCAATGTGGCTATCGGGTAGCTAGCTGCGGCGGTTGAGGTGGTCAGTTGGTTACTGGTGATTGCCCAGTCACCACTTGTCTCTGTCCATTTTTTTCCAGCAGCAGTAATGTCTGTGCTGTTTGCGCGATTAAAATCGTCAGACGTTGTTGGGAGGATTCTGCCCCCACCTGCCTCAACTATTCCAGGAATCATGTTAACTCGTTATATTTCCAACTAGAACCCATGTATTTGCTGCATACTTTACAAGTGTTGCAACTGCGAACTGTCCTCCAAGTTTTAATTGAGCGTCAAACCCGCCAACGGTTTGTGGGGATGTGGCGCTAAATGTAACTACTTGTGTGCCTGTTTGAAGAAAATCTATTCTGTCCCCAACTGTAAATGTTGCATCAGAGGTTGGTATGACAACCGAAGTACAAGACGAAAGCACCACTAAACCACCAACATCGGAAGCCGCAATTGTGTGTGTCGCACCTTGCTGAGCAACAATCGGTGACCTAAACCCAGAGCGAGCTGCACCAGTAGCTAAATCTGTTGTCGTAATCGAACCAGACAGACTCAATTTGCTATAAGCAATTGCTGCGTTACTCTTGATGTCGGCATTGACAATCGAATCGTTTTCAATCATCGCACTGGTAATCACTCCAGTGTCAGCCAGGGTCACAGCTGTTCCAGATATTTTGGTTTTATCTATCGCAGCAGAAGCATTTATATCAGCATTAACGATAGATGTTGCTAGGTTCAACTTGCTGTATGCAATTGCCGCCGAAGTGTTTATATCAGCGTTGACAATCGTTCCGTCAAGAATCTTTCCTGATGTAACAGCACCATCTGCTAGTTCTGTTGCGGTAATTGTCCCAGCAGCAATATCTGCTGCTATTACCGTGCCTGGGGCAATTTTGTCAGATGTTACAGAGTTGGCAGCTAGCTTTTGCGTGGTGATTGCACCATCTCCAACCGTAAATTGCGCTGAGTCCTGCCACGAAGCGCCGTTGTAATATTGAATTAAGTTCAATTCATCGATATAACAAATGCGGCCTTCGGACAGCGCTGGCTTGCCGCTTCCTCCTTGGGATACGGGAATTCCGTCGCCAAACGCCGCATCGCGCGCTGCTGTGGTCGCGAAACGCGCAACCACCTGGTCCATGAGATACGTGTTTATGTCTGCTGCATATGCAGTATCACCAGATAGAAATAGTCTTACACCTGTACCGGCCATTTAGAAATCTCCTAAATTATTGTGTTTTATTTTAGCATTATGTTTCATACTGGTCACCCGAACGAGATGCTTCCATCAAGCAAACCATACGTGACGTCATCAAGTGTTAAGAAGAATTCGTCAATAGTTTGGTGAGTAACCACGTATCCCATAGGTCTAGCCATATTCACTGATTGGAGTATGGCATCGCTTGATTCACCGACATTTGCATCAATTGTTTCGTTTGTTAGCGTCTGAATGCGAATCGCAAAAGGGTCTCCACCGAAATATGGCGTCAACGAAACAGACTGTGTGGAAGCCTCTCCATCTTTTGTCCTGATTGTCATCTGTTTTGCAGATTCAATCATTGCATGTCTTGTCCCAGCACCTCTTCCATAATGGCTCCCATAGAGCTGCCACTCCACAAAGTCTCGCTGAAGACCGGCGTTATTGAAATAAAGAGTCCCATCAGATAACTGAAAGTTACGATGGATTCTTTCCCCATTGAATTGAGCCAGCCAACTCAAATACGCGTCTCGAGCCGCTGATGGAGAAACAAGCGAACTCTGAACCCAACTGAGAATTCCCTCGTCCTGTGTTACCAGCTCTTCGGCCTCAAGACCGTACATCTCTTCGTATTCAGATTTTGTGTCACCAGCAGCAGATGTAAGCACGTCAATAAGTCTAAAAAAAGGATAAGTCGGATATGACTGAGATGAGTCAAGTTCCCAGTAAAAATCAGGTAGAAAATTTCGTATTCCAGATACGAAATCATTAGAGTAGAAATCCAGGTCGTGAATTAGGTGTGGACATGTCAACCATATGTTTGACGCATTATGTCCAGTGATAGATATTCTTACACTTAAGGTGTGAAGCTCTGAATCATCCGGAACGGTTATTCTATTTGACTGAATAGCGTTGTATTCACCGCTGCTAAATGACTGAATATTTCCTTCAATTCCAGTTGATGAACCATCAAGATAAATCATTGTTGATAAATCGACAGAAGACAGCGCTTTGATTCGCATATTAAAGGAAAGAATTCGTCCATTGTCTTCGAGATATAATGGAACATCTTCTAGTGTTACTAATATTTCACCAGTAGATGATGGGTTTAATTGCAGAACGTAACGAGTATCAACCAAAAAGTTAGTTGAAACTATTGTTAATTCCGAGTTAGTTGATTCCCAATCGTTTGAATATGCGCCGAGTTCAACAATTTGTCCACTATCATTTACTCGAAGCAGCGCACTATCGTATGGCAAAAGGTTACGTGTTGTAGCCATTGTTAACTTATTTCCAATACCGTAAACGTAAGGTCAATGTCTTCAACTGCAATTATTGGCAATGAGCCTTTTTTATGAAATAGCAAGTCGTTGCCCAGTTGTGGCAACCAACCGGAACCAGTTGGAGAGAGCGTGAGTGATTCAACAAAAACCACACCAGGGACATTGCTTATAAGTGATATTAGCTGTGTCTGTCTCACTCTATCTTGGGTGTATGGATATTTTGCCGGACTTATGAAGTCGACCAACGCATTAAGTACGGCACCCTCCACGGATGCAGCATCATACGATTCACTTATCACAACTTCTCCAGAAATTTCTAATGTGCAAATTTCTGGGTCTAACATTTCAAAAGTTAATCCAGCAACTGATTTTGCGCGAATGTCAGCAACAACGTTTGTTTTTTCAATTGATGTTAAATAAGTGTTTAGGCCATATCCAAAAACAGTTACGAAACCAGACACATCCTGACCAGCGTAAGCAGAAGCAGTAACTGTGGTGCTTGCTGAGTTTGTTGCTACTTTGACGAAATTAACCGTATCTGAACCGGTAGCAGTTATTTCATGCAAGCCATTAAATGTTGCACTTACCGAAGGGTCAAAAACCTCTAATTCAATTGTGTCACCAGTTATGAATAGGTGTGGTGCTGCTGTCTGAATTGTTGCCAGGTTATTATCCAAGAATGTTTTTATGACTCCGGCTTGTCTTTTTACAGTTATGTCGCCGCTTGTATCATCGCCATTAGTCAAGTCATATGTTTTGACACGACTTATAACGTCTGGGTATTCAGAAAGAACATATGAGTCGACTTGTGTTGCTCTTGTGAGGGACGAAGTAAGAGAACGCAAATAAGTTGTAGCTCGTGATAGGTAGTCTGTATCTGAGTCTGAGTTAATTCCATTTGCAAAATTTGAAGGCGTTCTAACCGTTACTGTTTGGATTTGTGTTCCAGAAGAAAGTATTTTTAACTGAGCTCCATCATCTATTGGTGGAATAATTCCTGGCGTTAAACACACAATGGTTGCTGATGCGCTCGGATAATCTACAGATATCTCCAAATCAGTCGGTTCCAGTTCCAGTGCAGATGTTGTCTGAAATGGAAATTCCTGTAATTCATCTTCAAACAACGCTTCAAAGCTGAAAACCGTTCCAGCAGGTATTGTTCCGCCATCATATGTGTTGAGCGTGATGGTGACATCAATCTCTGCTGGAATAGCCTCCTGGCGAATAAATCCGAGCATTCCCACAATTCCTGCCATAAGCCTATTTGGAAGTCTGTTTATTGCAGCAATATTCAACGCACTTACATATGCCATTGCCTGAAAAATCGCGTCTTCTGGAGAACCAGTACGGAGATTGAATTCAGGCAAGCTGAGTCGAGCCAACTCAATCGAGTCGCGATAAATGTCGCCTGGTTCCTTGTCAAAAATTGTGAGGTTGACGTATTCTGAAAAATCTGCTGGCATTTTAAACCTACGAGCTTTGTATTTCAAAAGCGAAAGAAACTTTGGTTTTACCAGTGTTTCCTTCGTTTGATGTTGTTGATAAATTGGTTATTCTTATTTCTGGAACATACCTCGACGCATTTAAAACAAATAGCCCTTTATCTACAGTCCTAAACGCAGGGTCGTTAGCACCAAAAGCTGGAGTGAATGGATGGGTCATTGGTTCTGTAAGAATAATAATTGAAAGCAATTGTGCATAATAGTCAGTTGTTCCGTCTCTTAGCTTTTTAAAACCAGTCGAATCAAATTGAACCGGGAATTGAATCATGTCCATCTTTTCACCTCCTAATGACTATGCGAATTAAGTTGACTTTGAAGATTTGCCACTTGCGTCTGAAGAGCGCTAACGGTTGCCTGCAATTGCTCAAAAAGAACTTTTGAGGCATAAACGTCGGCTTTTATTTTTGCAGACCCATAAACCATTATTTCATTAAAGAACTCATCCGTGAATGAACATTTCACTACATCTCCAACTGAGTATTTGTTAAGAGTTGTTGTTCCAATTGGAGTAATCGGACCGTATGTTGAACCAATAGCAGGAATGGAAACACTAATTTGCCCAGAACTATTGACTGCCGTTACATTTGCTGTGAATATCCGACCAGCCTTAAGCGGGTGCGATGATGCTTTTTGATTATCAACGATGTCCGGTCTATTACGAGCCATTGCTTATCCTCCTAGACCCATAGCGATGTCGAATCGCCTGCCGTATTTGGAATAGAACCACGTGACCCAGAGTATTCAGGAAAACGCTTATCTAGTATCAGAGACTGCTGTTTGGATAGTAAATATGCATAATCACGAGCATTCAAGATAGCTTTTTGCTTAGTTTCACCACGAACAACAGCAAGGTATTTTGCTGTTCCAAGATATCCCCCGTCAGCGTTATATTTAGCTATTACTTCTGCGCTGCTCTTTAGTACGGCCACGCCACCCTGTGTATATATGGCCGGGAGCAATACTGCCCTCCATTCACTTCCGAATTCAAACTCGTATGTAATTGAAAATATTGTCAGAGCATCAGACCCTGATGGAAGAACTGGACGCGAGAAAAGATTTATGTTGCCTGTATATAGAACTGAATCGGCATCATTTGTGCTTGCTTGGCCTGCTCCGCCTTGTGCTATTGCCCCCTTGAGCATTGGGTAGGTAATGGTCAGGTTTGCATACTGCATTCTTGGGTAACGCAATTGGTTTGATTGGTCAGGTATCGGGAGTAAGCGTGCATCCAGTGATTCTGAAGTAATCTTTTTCCCTGTTGCGTTTTTTGCAGATTGGACCACAGTTACTGGAGTGGTCTGTGTCCCAGCAAACGGAACGTATGTTTGTTGATACGTGACGCCAATTGGCAGAAGTTTTGGTTTATTCTTTTCTTCATCACGCTGCGGCGTTCTAAAAGAGACGCTTACTGGCTCTGAAGACATCTCGTCAAATGAAACAGATTCGATTATATAAAAACCCGACATGTTCGGAACGTTGCCAACATACGCCGTCATGCCTGGTCGAATCTGCGTTCCGTTGGTTCTCTCAACAACACAGGAGCCATCTGCGGCATACGGGTCATTGTCAGACTTCGTGATGCTTGGGTATTGTGTCAACTTAAAATACCCTGGTGTACCAAGATACTGAAATTGAGGCGTACTTTGATTAGGATACTGAAGGGGTATCCATCGTTGCGTTTTTTTACCAGTTTGTTTCTTTTGGCCAGTTGTTTTGTCAACAGTAAACTTCGGTACCTGTCTTGCGTTGGTGCCCCATTTATGAAGAAGAAATTGTTCTGATGCAAATATTAAATATCCATCAGTTTCAAAACAAACAAATTTTGCATCTCCAGCAAGACGGGTAATTACATCCCACAATGATTCTGCTTGTTTTTCTCCAGAAGCTTTTGTTATATTTTGCTTCTTTGTTGTTTCTTGTCCGTAAAACTTTAAACCGTATTTTGCAGCTGCACGCCTAACGAAATCCGTTCCTTGCCCTTTGATTGTGTCGGGTCGTTTATCTCTCTTCATTTGCTGTATCGCCTTGGAGTAGCAATCAATACTAAAAGTAGGACTACTGCCAGGGCCCTGGGATACTGTCACCTTGGAAATCTCAAACAACTGTTTAACGAGCGCAGCACTTCCCGACCCGTCATCTATGCGTCCAAGTGTTTGCGTTTCATATATTATGTCCCTGCCCAGAGTGAAAAAATTTTGTCCTGACATGCGTAGCTCTGGGTCCACCAGCTCAAAGCTCAACTGAGAGGCCATATCCATCGAATAGCTAACATTCACACTTGTAACAAGTTTTGAAATGTCCGCATAACCATTTGATGACGTGTTTGACAGGTCGGCAATAAGAATCTTCCCCTGGTATGGCCCCCTATACTGACGGGAGTAGCGCCATCCAGCAAATGTTGTTAGGTCAGCAGCCATTCGTTCTCATTATTTAGTTGGGATTCCAGGGCATCCAGCAGTAGACAGCATTTTTGCGCGAATATTCGCTGGTATTCCTGGATTTTTAGTGAATATCTGAGTGCATAAGTCATCTGGATTGTTGGTTGTTCCTCCGGGAGTTGAAGTACTTGGAGTAATTTTTGGAAGTACTGCTATAAGCGGCGTTTCTAGAGGCAATTCTAAAATTGACATATTTACTGTTGCTCTGTTTATTTCACCTGTTGGTGTCTGGCTAAATACAGAATCATTACTTGACCTTGTTCGCTGAACAGAAGTAATTGACATATCGACAATTGCAAAAACGATTCCACTTCCACCGGTCCAAGTTGGGTAGGTGAGTTGCTCGGTGAACATTGAGTCAAAACCTAAAAATATGACAGGTTCTGGCCGCATGGCCATAGTACGAAGTTCACGTAATTTTTCGTCACATGAGGTGAAGATGTTGTTGTTGTCGCCAACCAAAAATTCGAAACTAATCTTCATTAGTTTGAAGTTCTTGAAGTCAACAAAAGGCGTATTATTTACTCGCGGAATCTCGGTCCATTCAGCGCCAATGTTTGAATATGAAACGTTATTTGGGCGATAATCGAAAACAAAACGTGCTGGTCTTGGGGCTGTTGAACCATCTGGATTATTGTAAAACTGCACCATCTGGGGCTGGTCTAGGGAGTATGAGTAGTCACCACCCTCCCCTTCTGAGCCACCGGTTGATTTAGATACCACAACCGTTGTTCCACTTGTGCTTAATCCATTTTCGTAGTTCTGTATTGCTCCGGTTTTGCGCAACGTATCCATGGCAATCGTTCCGCTATATATTTTAGAAATTCGTGTATCAGCATCAAGTACTATCGTTTTAGCTGCAAGAAGAGATAGCCCACCAGACACGAGTTCTTTTATCTGCGAATTAGTAAAATTCGTCAAATTCAAGTCTGCTGAGTCACCTATAAAAGATGACCATTTTGATGCGTCAAAGTCCCCAACGTCCGGCAATGACTGAAGCGCGTTTGTGTTGGCCAATGGGAAGAATCTTTTTAACTGTGGATGATACCAATACTGTATCCAAGTGTTAGATGAGTCGCTGAGTTTTTTCCATTTATAAATGGAATCAGAAAGATATGGATTTTTTGAATAGTCAAACTCAGTGTCTGACCAGTTGAATTTGTAATTTACTGCCTCGTAGACTTCGTTTCCAAAAACTATTCTTGCTCCGACAGAATAGTCATTTACTTTATTCTTATTCGGATTTGCTGAATTCTCTGGGGTCCGTTGAAAGTCTGGTTCACT